CTTATACCTTGTGGTCTTATGCCCTCTGGTCTTATGCCCTCTGGTCTTATGCCCTCTGGTCTTATGCCCTCTGGTCTTATGCCCTGTGGTCTTAAAGACGCATTATATAAATACCTAGTAATAAGTAAGGATGGTAGCAAGTCTTCTAAAAGTAATTTCATCTGGAATTCAAGATGAACGCTTAACTTTTAAGCATACATTATTCCCATTTAAAAAGATTTGGATTAAGGCTGGAAGATTTACCACACAGTGGGGTCGCCTAGACTTTGAAAACACCCCCACATTTGGAAATACGGCTTACTTTCGTATTTTAAGAAAAGGTCACCTCGTAACCCGTCTATTTTTGGTGGCACAGATGCCCGACATCTATTCTACTCAAAAAGCCGCTGAAGATGCTCAACCATTTTCTACAATTTATCCAAAGTTTGGCTGGACTAATTCTCTAGGTCACGCTCTAGTTGAACAATTAACACTTGATATTGCTGCCGCTCGTGTTGAAACTATTGATAGCCGACTTCTAGAGATTCTTGATGAGTTTAATACACCCTTAGAGAAAGTACCAATTGTAAATGAGCTTATAAAGCGAAAGGATCACGGATTCACACAACAGAGTTTCGGTTGGCCGCCAACACCTGTTCAGTTAACACCACCGCTGCCATATAATGAAACAGTTGTTGTTCCACTTCCATTCTGGTTTACACGGGGAGATTTTGGTTGCGCATTACCGATTGATGCAATTCCAATGGATGAAGTTCGCGTTGGAATAACATTTAGAAATCTTAATGGCTGTTACTATACAGATACACACGTTCTAAATACATCATTGGAACCAGGTACGTCATTATGGACTCTTCCAGGAAGTAATTTTTATACATCGGATCCTGTTACAAATCCAGGGCAGCCTCCTATATTAAATGCGAATGGTATTCCTATTCAGATGCCAATTAATTTACAGCTTGGTGAATGTTATATTTTAGCTGAATATGTCTATTTAGATCAAAACGAGGCAAACAGATTCCGTCTAGCAGATTTACAAATGCCAGTTGTTCAGCATTACGCAATGAACCCTTTTCAGACTCGCAGCTTACCAACTGCCAGAATCAGATTAGATATTCCAAATCCAACTCGTGACATCTTTTTTATGCTAAATCGCCAAGAAGCTCCTAGATACAATGCATACTTTTTAGGAACACGTGACCTAACAGGTAATGTAAATACTTTACCTGATGGTACAAAGACGCCTTGGTGGCCAGACGCATTAGGATTATATGCACAGAGTCCATCATCATTCTTACGTCCAGGTTTCTCACTTAGTGATTCAGAGCCATTATTAGCATATGAACTAGATTATGAGGGAAACCTTGTAAGATTCAGAACACAGGGTCCAGCGCTTTTCAGATCAGTAATTCCATCATATGAACAGCGCAAAACACCCTGGGTTAATCGCTATTATTATAATTTACCACTCGCAATTCAGAATGGATTTACACCATTTTCGCGTCCACAAGGTGAAGCAAACCTTGATAAGATTGTAAATAGAGATTTGGTTCTACAATTAAGACCTGTCAGGGGTAATATTGGTGGTACAGTTGTACCGAGTTATGTGGTACATATATACGCGGCGACTTATAACATTTTACGCGTATATGGTGGGCGCGCAGGAATGATGTTTGCCTATTAAAGCACTTTTTCTAAAAAAGTGCGTGAAAATATATTTTGTGTATATTAAAGCCAGTGTTGTCTAATTTTTTTATTAATAGCAACAAAGGAGCAACCATAAGTAATTAAATCAATAGAAGCTTCAAAGATATTTGTGGCCTTCTTTTGAATTTTAAACGGATCTATACAATTATCTTTAATTCCTTCAGTTGAATCATAACGCCATTGATTTAGATAAGGAGCATATTTAGCAAAATAAACAAGATGGTTTGGATAATTTGTATCAATATATGCAGGAGCTTTATATGTAATAGTATCTTCAACAATATATAATCCATTGTCATTCATTAAAGGGAATAATTGTTCAAATGAAAGGATGACATCTTTATTAGTATGTGAGGCATCATCAAGAATAATATCAAATCCGCCATATTTATCATTAAGATATTTAATGAATACTGGATTAGTTGCATCACCAATTTCAATAAAAATGGATTTATCAGGATTTTCATATCTTTTACAATCTGGATTAATATCAACACCTACAATCTTAGTAGAATTAGAAAACGCATCTCTCCAGATTTTTACTGACTCACCAGTATATACACCTAGTTCTAAGAAGGATATGGGTTTATCTCTATAATCTTGCATTAAATTATCATATTGCCGACAATAATTATGAAAACTGCTATTTTTATCTGAATTATATCTATCAAAAATTGTGACAAGATTGTCCATATCTAATATAAAGATAAATATATCTTTAAATTATACGAGATTTGGATATAAAGAAAAATTGAAATCCCATTACAGCAAAAATGATGACTGTATTATCCAAAGATAAATACACACAAAAGATACAATTAGAAATGCTGTTAAACTTGATTTTGCACTATAACACATTTATTATTAATAAGAAAAATATATTAACCTAGAATGCTTTCTTAACCTTAAAATTTAGTCCAGCTGCTTTATTGTTATATTTAGGAAGTTCAACTTCCGCTATACGACCATATTCTCTAAAGTCAATATTGCCATCCCAAGAGCCCTCACTCGAAACCCATTCACTAATTTTTGTTTTGAGCTCTTGAAATCCTGCTGATAGTTCTTTGACACCATTGTCGCGGAGTTGCTTAAGAATATTAACACCCTCCTTTACTCGGTCTTCCTTGGTTTTAATTGCCTTTACCATTCTGACTATTCATTGAAAATAATTTTAGGCTCTTAAATTCTTTTTTATTATTAATGAGTTTTGTTGAGTGTCCGCACTGTAAATGCCAAGTTGAAATTCTGGAAATAAATTGTGCTATTTTTCGTCACGGTGTTTTAAAATCCAATGGGCAACAAATGAATCCACATACTCCAAAGTCCGAATGTGATAGATTAGCAGAAATGGGAGAAATTTATGGTTGTGGAAAACCATTCAGAGTCACAAAAAATAATGATGGAATTCAGGCGGAGATATGTGACTATATTTAGAGTCGTACACAAAAGACTTGACAATGCCATAGCTCAGGAATTGATGCTTTAGGATTTTTATACCAAGCAAAATCGAATTTATCAGTCATCAACATACTTTCAATTGTATCCTTAATAATAGTATTAATCATAGACTCATTAAACTCATTAGAGTAATCATATAAAGAATTCCACAGAATATAATGATTAACTTCTAGGGGCAGATCATAAGGGAATAGGGATTTTTGGAAGTTCCATTCTGATTTTTTGACTTCATTTTGTATATAATACTGTTCATCTTTAACATTGACTGTATATTTGAAGTGAGTATCAAGAATGAAGTCTTGGAAACTTGCCCAATTAAGAAGAACATACTCACTAAATATGCGCTTATCTTCTAAGACTTTTGGATTCGGTCGAATCATATTTTCATCAGGAATCCATTTATAATACTTATGAAGTTCATTAAGATCTTGGATATCAGAACTGATTTTATTGCGAAGTAAGTGTAGCATTCCTATCGTTAGAAATAAATAAAATAAAATATTTATATCAAATTTTTAAAGATGAGCTAACAAATTTTGATATAAATATTATGGAATATATTTGTGCATAGCAAATTATGTGATATATTACAAGGGTACAAACTTCAAGTTGCCAAACGGCATAGTAATTAAACCAGGTTCATTATCATTTTGAGAGAAAACAAAATATATTTTTCCATCGCGGATATGCATTCCTAGACAGTATTCGATAGCGTGTTTTCTAAAAACAAACGGAAGAGAATATTGTTCAGGCTTCATTGTTTCACGATTAAATTGTACTAAAGAATGGTAATATACACGAGGCGTACTATACTTAACAAAGTGTACTACAGCCCAAAGCTTACTATCATATTCGCAAATAGTAGAGGAACCACGGAATCGACTAAAAATGCGCGGAGTATCAAACTTGGTATGAATTGTTAACTTATTATCAGTCACTGAACCAATCTCCATAGGATGCCATCCATAAATGAAGTTCATCCTATCCTTCGCAGCCTCGGTAGTTGTAAGGGAAGTTTCAGGAACAAATATCCAATTCTTTTCACAATCAGACGGTTTAGGTGGCCGAATAACATTTATATTCTTCATCATATGTTCATCAGGATTGTATTCACCAGTTGCAATAACAATCTTTCCATCATCTGTCAAATTCTTAGAAGAAGCTGTGAAGTGAATTTTATCCTTGAAAGAAAATAATCGAACATCTTCAAGTCCTTCAATGTTACTAGGATAGAGCACAGTGGGCTCTTCTTTCATCATAGTAACATTTTCAACTGGATAGTAGGAGCTATTTAGATATGTCATACCATTTTTAGTTTTAACATTGCCATCAGAGGAACGCATATGATATTGGCCGCGGCTATCAATAGAATAATTCACATAGCGTGTATTCATTAACATACGACCCTTATAAGGGACAATAGAACAAGAAGAAACCTGATATTCGTCTTGATGAGGGAAGAAGAGTTTACTATATTCGCCTTTATATATGTGGCTCTCAAGGGGTTCAATATAGTAGTGAATATTATCCCATACATTATCTATGTGAATTATTCTGGTATTAATATATTTTACCATATCAACAAGACAATCTTGTTTTGTTTTAGCAGGAACGTAGCAGGAGAGAATAGTATTTTCATACTCAAATAGACCATTATACACATCGGGTTCAATAAAAAGAACATCATCTTTGGGGTAAGGAATATCTTTCCCTTTGAGATAGTAGTGATAGGCTTTGTAGTGTTCGTATTTATCTTTGAAGTATCGTGTGAGATTATAGAGTGGTTCTGCGCGGTGAGGGTGGAATTTAAATGCTCTAAGCATCCAGGATTCAAACTTTTCAGGTTGATTGAGCATTTCATAGCATTTAGCAATTTGGTAGTGTGAGTACCAGACTTCTTCAAACCATCCACCAATTTTAATTCGCTTTTTATAGTGTTGAATGGCTTCTTTGGTTTTACCACTGTCTTTGTAGCTTTGTGCTAAGTAAAAATGTGTGCGACCATTGTTTGGTTCGGTCTTTAAGTCCTCTGTAAGGAGTTGAACATCGCGTTCAAACTTATCTGCTTTACATCCACCATCATTTACATCATCAATATAGAAGACTTCAAAGGGAATCTTATCAGTCGGATCACCACTCCAATATTCGTGAGTAGAGCCAACACATTTCCAATCATAGGAGCACCGCATAAATCTATTATTAAAATACTTTAGTGCCGAATTTTGCTGAATCACATTATATCCAGGAACCGTTAGTTTATAATCCTTAAATGCGGGTGACGGCTTAATAATCATATCCGCATCCACCGCCATCGCATACGTATTATTCGCATCCCAACCTAATTCCTTACAGAGTTCTTGCGCTTTTTGAAATGATACTGTGCGATTGTATCCAAAATTTTTAAAGGGTTTGACTGATACTTTGAAGGGTTTACCTGAAGCCTTGAGAAATGTGTTACAGACTTCAACTGTGTTATCAGTAGAGCCAGTATCCAGAATAGATACTGCGTCAATGTGCTCTAGTGCGCGCCCAATACAACGTTCTATAATCTTAGATTCATTTTTAATCATAAGATTAAGAATAATTTTGTTGTGGTTATGTGCCATTTTAATTTAAATTAAGCACATTCTATTTAAGTTATTTTTAGGTTATTTTAAATTACATCATAAAAAAATTGAAATTAGATTTCATAATTAAAATATTGTGAGTATATATTTATAATGGTCCGAATTACTCAAGATAACTCCAAGTCATATATTGGACATATTATTCAATATAATAGTAGAGGCGAACTAAAATATGCTATAATCAAAAAAGTATCATATACTGGAAAAACTTTGTACATTCAGCCTGTAGAACCAAATCCAGTTAGTTTATTTAAAGAAGTTAATACGAACGACCTTAATAATAATCTAGAAATTGTTAGTAGAAAAGTTTATTTAAAGATTTAAATTATGCTACCAAAATCTTAGTAAAATATGCCCAGAAACCCAGACCAACAAAGCATTTCGCAGTTACATCAAGAATATTATACATTATATTTTTGTTTTCTTCGTCTACCAAGTAGACAAAGCCATATAGTCCCCATATTACTAGATAAATACCGAATAGTACAAAGTTGAATGTATTAGATGACCCTTTAACAAACGTGAAATATATAAGAGCAAATAGCGCTGCAAAGAATGCAAACCCACCTACACATCCTGCAGTCTTTGATATAGTTCCCTTATCTCCCAAATACCCAGTATATAACATACCAAAATTGAGTAAAACAGCACTTACATAGGTACCAACGTGAATAGATTGTTTATTGTTATAAGAGAGCGCGAGCATAAGTGCGAGAATCATAAGTGGTGTTGTAATAAACCAATCAGTGTATCGAGTCTCATTAATCTCTTTGTAATCAATAACACCGCCATTAGCCGTAGTAACCTTATTAACGAATTGTGAGTAGAAATATCCAGCAATAATAGAAATACACGTTTCTAAGTTCATAATGTGACGAATCATTGGATTTTTTGTAGCCAATGCTTCAATAAAGGTAATCGTACCAGTAGTAATTAGTAGGACATATGTAAAGTAGAAACTAAACTTAACAAAGTCAAACTTTGTAGAAACTATTTTATTATTTTCTACAGCTTTTAATTGTGTGGCTGGTTTTTGGGGTGATTCCATTCTAACAAAAATAAAGTTTTTAATTTTGCTAAACTGTTTCGTTAATCTGATTTTTAATATCAACTGGTGCTACTGCCGTTTCTACCATTTCTGCTATTTCTGCTATTTCTACCGTTTCTGCTATTTCTGCTATTTCTGCAGCTATTGTCGTTATTTCATCTGTTGCTGGTATTATTGTAATTGATATATTGGGCGTTAATGTAGTAATAGGGGGCTTAACAATACGAGGTTTAGCCGTAGTAACCTCAGTTCTACGATGCATCATAATTCCCATTGTTATTATTAATGATCCAAATATGGATAAAACACCTCCAATTATACACCCTTGTATATCTCTCGTTGTACCTATAACGAGTATAGTTATGGAAATAGTAAATAGAAGAATTATTATAATACAGCGCATTGGTATCATATTATGTACATTTTAAAATTGTAAAATACATAATCAAATTTAGGATACGATTTGCGGATGATAAAAGGGGTCGATAATATGTTGCCCAAGCTGAATATCAAGATTTTCTGAACTGCGAATACAATTCATAACCGCTGTAAAGTCATTCAGTCTCTCCTCTCGAGAAAGCGCAACCTGTTCCATATATTGGTTATAATAATGATAAAACTCTACAACAAATTTATCATTATGTTCAGTATTACGTAGAATTAGATTGTGAAATTGATGACGACTATCGTGAAAATAGAATGATATCTTGGCAATAATTCCTCGACCATATTGATTAACAATATTCAATAGTTCTTGAATATTTTCAATTGGTTCATTTATGATTTGTCCTGTATTAAGACGAACTTGGAAGGTATTTATTTGTAATGCGGGGCTATTATTTATGTGAGACATTTGTGATTCACTATTTATATACATCGATTTTAATTTTTATCGTTGACCACAAGGACCACATCCAGATTGGACAGTTCCACAAGGACCACATCCAGATTGGACAGTTCCACAAGGACCACATCCAGATTGGACAGTTCCACAAGGACCACAAGCGGTTTGAGAAGTTCCACAAGGACCACAAGCGGTTTGAGAAGTTCCACAAGGACCACAAGCGGTTTGAGAAGTTCCACAAGGACCACAAGGTTCGCATCCTGTTCGACAAAATGTACCAGGGGGAAATAATGGCTGTGGTATAGGTACTACTGTCGGCCCACACGGTCCGTGACAAACCTCAGTTGGTGTCAAATATAACATAGACGGAGGAGGACAAGTCCTATAAGATGGTAATTTTACAAAGCAATCACTATTATAAATATTAACCTTATCTGAATAATATGATATAAGTCGTGGTATAGAACAACTCATCTTAAATAGTAATAAGATTTATAAAGTTGTTATAGCCCGGATTCTAATAATATAGCAAACAATTAGGATGACAATACTTTTAATATTGTTAATTTTATTATTCATTTTAATAATATTAAATCTATACGCATCAATCCCTTATGAGGGATTTCAAACATCAGTGCCATTAAATCCAGATACGATACAAGCTTATAATAGTTTTTTAGCATTTTATAATCCGTTTTGTGCAAACTGGCAGAAAGCAATAGTTAGTTCAATTGCTATAGATACTCCACAAGAACCCCTTACAAGTCCATCTCAAGTTGGAACAAGTACTGCCACAACACCATCTGATTCAGATATGAATACATATATTACACAACTATCCCAACAACTCGGACAACCCCTCCCTCCAGTATGTGTATCACTCCCATCCACTGTTGATAGTACAACTATTGCGCAAATAATTCCTATGATACCTACGGATACAACCCCATATATAAATGCTTTAAATTGGATGAATACGCAATTAGAGAAGGCGCAGTCTAATCTGGGGAGCGCATTACAGGGTGGTTCAGAAGGATTTGACGATATATCTTCAATGTGTCAAAATATATCACAATGTTTAGCTAATAATCCCCAATTAGCCCAGCAAATAGCAGAAGAATTAAATGCGCAAAGTGCACAAACCGTAGCTCAACAAGAGCAGCAATTGATGGCATTATTAACGCCATTTATGTCAACACAGACATTAACTGATGCACTTGGACAAAATACAGTATTAGTACAGAAGGCTCAGGATATTCAGAATCAGGCACAGAGTGGAGAATTAGTAAATCAGATAAATGTACCTGGGGGTAATTCACAAACTACATATTCAATGCCAGACGGATCAGATAATTTAAAGCAAATTCAACAGGATAATCCTGACAGATATAATGAATTGAAAAAGAATTATGGTGCCTGGGTGGCAATTAAAGGACTTATGGATCAGATAAACGCTACTTTATAAAGGGGCGAGTTGATTTAATTGTATGGCGATATCTATTCTGTCGATTCTGTCTATTCTGTTCAGTATTGCGTTTTGATTGATTTGTTAGAAGTTTTTTGAGTTCTACCCTCTTCTGAGTTATACGTTTAACTTTGGCACGGATAAGAGATGGCAAAGAGGTTTGATGACCATAGCATTTAATAGATATGAATGGGAATACAAATGCATCATCTTTTTCACGAGCTTTTACACTTGTCTGTACAAGTTTATTGGCAAGACACTCCATAGAACCCATATCAAAGAATTTAGAATCAAATAACCCTAAACTAAAGTATAAAGTAATTAGAGTATCCATAGATGCTATTCTCATTATTTTACCATTGCTGATTGGAATATTAAAATATGAATGGCAGGCAGTTTGGTCAATAATAAATACGAGTGATTTATTGCCTTGAGATATAACTTTCATAGAAGGGATTAAATCTACACCGTGTGAAGAGTAGGACTTAATAGTTATAGGTGTTTTAGGTATCAATATAGCGGGTCCTTCCCCTTCTCTTTCTCTTTCACTATCACTTCCTAAACGCCCTCCACTATGTACTCCATATTTCTTAGGCTGACGAAGTAGGAAATTAAATTCCTCGCGTATTTTCTTGGCATCTGTATCAGCTTCAGAGGAAAAGAAGAGGATAGGTTTCTTGCTGGTTAGTATCCAGTTATTTTTCTGTTCGCCATATCTTAAGGCAGCTTCATAGAAATCTAAGAGGTCAGCACCCGCAAAAACACGTTTATTTTCAACAATAAAATCAATCGTAAATTGAACCTGTTCCTTATTAAGACCACCATTAAACATATTACGATTAATTTTACAGGGCTTACTCGGAACAAATTCATTAAATATTGATAGACGTTCATATACTTTCTCCCATCTACGCACTTCGCCACGGGGCCTACTTAACTCTAAGTACATTAACATACGAAGAGAGTTGGCATCTAAGTATGAAATACCATCTGTTCTGAATTCACGTTTGGATAGGATACGATATAGTTTAGGGTCAATGGTGGATATATCAGCAACTGGGGTATATTCAACATAGACTTTAACAGTACCTTCGTGCATTCCTTCTCTAACAGAAATCTCTGTGAAACCTGCATTCTTTAAGTCCTTTACGAGAACATTGATATCTACATCTTGATTTGGGGTGAAAAAGTCATAATCTGGAATCGAGAACTCGGGATCATAGAATTTATATTTAGCTGGTAAATGGGCATTTATAGCTTGCCCACCATAACACAATCTATGCTTCTTTCTTAAGAAATCCTCAACAACATCAATCGCACGTATTATATTATCATCGTGCGCTGAAGCATAATCTACTTTGGCCTGAGCAAGCTCGGAAGCCTGTTTTATTATATCAATCTGCTTCTGAAATCTTTTCTTATCGAAAAAATCAGAATCAATATGGGTCTGTTCTATATCTGATTCCATTATCCCTATTATTATACAACACTATTCAAACCTGAAAATAAACTCTCAGAATATAGTAAAATGTCGTACGTCCCAGGCGATAAATCAGAAGACCCACGAATTCATTTTGAAGCTGGTATGAAAGATCTTCTACGAGTTGATAAGGTTCGCCTAATAAATATCATCGGATCTGTACAATACGGTATATTATACTCTGTCGTATATTTTATAATTGGTGTAATACTTCATACTATATTTCCAGTATTTACTACGAAGATATCACTACTAAGTTTATTTGGATGGATATTATTACAATGTCTCGTAATTATACTTATAACATTTTATGTGCGAAAATTAATCGAAGCTATACCTGGTATCGCAACATTTTTTCCAACAGTCTTTAATGCTTCAGATTTAAGAGCAAAAGGATTTATTCCATATGGCGTCGATGAATTTAAAGGAGATATGGCGTCAAGTATTGTATTAATCGGCACACAATATAAATTACTAGAAAAGATTGCCTATCTAACTGAAGAGGTGGCAAAACTAATTTTTTAGGATACACTATTACACGCCCCAGCTGTCGCACAATAATTCGTTGTCTGAATTGCGTTTAGAGTCTGTGGACTAGTCCAAGTATTTCCTTCCTGTAAATTTTTAACCGCCATTCCATCATCCCCATTAAAAATAGCCGTACCTTGTTGCGTCTTAAAACCCTGGTTAATAGCTTCAACCTGCCTAGCATAACCCGTAAATATCATTTGTGCCTGACGTTTATTCGTAATAAGCGAGGCATTCATATTCGTTAAATTAGACGTACGAGGCTTAATGTAATTCGCAGCAAATGAATCCATAATGCTATATAAAGAATATATTATATATCACACTTAAAATATATAATGCCACTGAGGATCTTAGAATTAGGTAAACAATTTCGATCTAATACATCCATTGTATACCCGCCATTCAAGAATGGACGATATATGGAAGAATACTTTTATGATTATATAATGGCCCACAAAGACCAAATAGAGTCTAATTTAGTATATATTCCTGCCTTTTGGACAAATATACAAACTCATCCAAACTTTCAAGGGATGAAAGATAACTACAATGTTTTACTTAAAAGAGCATATAGCCTTATGCCTGAAGATACAAAATACTTTACAATTGTACAAGATGATTCAAGCGTACAATTAAATCTACCACCTAATACAACTATATATGGAGCGTGTAATGGCAATATCCCGCTACCACTGATTTATGAAGATATTACACATAAGTTAATAAATACACAAAGACCACCTGTAAGGCGTCAACTAGCATCATTTGTAGGAACACATACAACACACCCCTTAAGAATGGAATTATTTCGTGTACTTGGCAGAAAGAATGATATTAAATTTATCACAAAGGGTGATTGGACGAACGCTGTTCCAGTAAACTTAGCAGACATATTTATTAATTATACATTACAATCTAAATTCTGTCTGGCCCCTCGCGGCTATGGTCGCAGCTCATTCCGATTCTTTGAAGCAATGTTACTTGATTGCGTCCCCGTCTATTTTTGGGATGATATCGAATGGCTTCCATACAAAGATGTCCTTGATTATACTAAGTTTTCAGTATCTATACATCTCAACGATATCCCTAGAACTGTGGAGATACTTAAATCTATTTCTAACGAAAAATACTTAAGTATGCTTGAGGAACTAAAGAGGGTACGATATTATTTTACTTTAGAAGGAATGTCTGAATATATTTGTGCTAAAATTAAAAGTACTAATTAGAATGACTGTAAAGAGAAAAATATTAAAGAATGGGCAACAGCTATTTAGAGCAAATAAGACTAATTCTAGAAATAATACAGTCGCATCCACAAATTATAGGGGTGCTACATTTAAATACTTTACATTAACCAAAAATGAAGTTAGTGCGTATACTAAATACGAACTTATACAAAGACTTTGGAAATTACAGATAATTTAAATTTAATTGATATTTTAGATTATAAAACTAGACAGGAACTGGAAAGTGAATTTATAACAAATAATGAGAAAAAAGCTTTAAACACTGCGTTTCCAATTGAAAATAATACTGTATCACATAATTCAATCAATGTAAATACGGATAATATAGTTCTTAAAAGATTATGTGAATTAGGCTATGATGGTTATTATATGAAAACTATTAATGCCTTTCATTCTGAAGTAGGTCTTTGTTCACGTGCTTTATCTAAGTTAAAATTGGTTAAATCAGAAAAAGTTGTTATGCCAAATAGAGTTAATAAAACTAAAAAGAAACCGCGATACACAAATAATACTAATAGTTTCCCAAGAGGTTCATTATTTTAAGTCGATTTAAACAGTAGGAGCACGTAATAGGCCCTGATTAGCATTCGTACTTGGGTTTGGTTCAGCAGGAATGACAACGGGTGGTTTAATGTAACGCAATGGTTCAGGTTTAGGAATAAAACTATACGTCTTAAATGTATCATCCTTAAACATAAAATCACTCGCAATATTATCAAACATCATAATTGGTACACAATGAACACCAAATGTACTTGTAATCTTATTATAAGTATCTTTTGTGACAGGTGTAGATGGGTCTTGTGAAAAACAAATAGTCCAACGAAGTTTGGTAGCCTCTGCAACTTCATCAACCCTGTCTGGAGGAATAATCATAAAATCCTCTGCTGTTTCAAGAATACCAAACGGTGCCGCTCCACTATTTTCAGTTACACCAAGTTTAGTTTGTGTGTATAATAGACGTAAATTAGTTAAGAAATCTAAGTCCTCATTTGGAGAATATATCTGAGTATCACGGAAACCAGTTGTATTCGCATTGCTAAAAATCAATACCTTACCATTATATTCCTTAATATTATTCATAAGTAGACGCCCCTCCTGTTTTTGACGATAATATGTACCACCATCAAGTTCATTATTAAGAAGTCTGTTTTGGAAAGGGGCTAGTGCTTTAGCAACATTGGAGTAGTAGTCGAGGACGGTTTTGGATTTATATGATCCTGGGGGTTGACGAAGGAAGTATAGAACAATGACAACTGGATCAGTCGCATTTTGACAACTATCCGCAAATGCATAAAAGTTAATCTTCTCACATACATCACGAATATTTGAATACTGTGGTGAATTACAAATGGGACGATTGGAATTATATTTGATTCTCATTTTACCTTGAGCATCACGGACAACAATACGAGGGAAATATTGTATAGTCTCCCCTTTACATTCATCAAGATAGTCGATTTCAAGTACAAATGTGCGACAGCCAGCTTTTACCGAAGTTTGAACTGCTAAGTCAGGGTCCCAATAGCCCTCGTTCATAGGCCCAATATATCCAGTGTAACGACATCCCAACGAGTAGAAATTTACGAAACATTGTTCAGCCTCAGGCATAACATTTGTACTAAGTATATCTGTAACAGGTCTGCGAGCACTTGCTACTGGATTATATGTATCAGATAGCACTTGGACCTGGTTTTTATAATTTATTTCCAGTTTAGCATTACCTGTAGAGTCCTCCACATTTGTTTTAGTTATAGCATTATATGATAAAAGAGTAATTGCTGTAATAAGTGCTATAACTCCTAAATATGTAATAAGATTGGCAACCAAATTATCGGCAAATGGCCAATCATTAAGAAACATTTCTATTATGATTTTATAAGTTAATTTAAACTGATTTTATACAAACCGGAAATAAACAAATTATATTAGGTTAAAATCTAATGTATTAATATACTAATGAAAGATGCTCCTTAGAAATCTAAAAGAATGCGACAAAGACAAAATATTTGAGCTCGGTAAGAAAATCTTCCGAGAGGAGGATGAAATTCCGCTTTTTCAGAAAGCGTTATATCTGTGTGCGCCCGAATTATCATTTGTGGCCGTAGAAGATAAAAATATAGTAGGGTTTACACTTGCCTCTAAGAAAATGACAAGTATATATTATAAGTTTTTAGCACAAATTCCAGATTGTTATGAACTGGCATTTCTGGGTATATCACCAAAATGTCAGGGGCGCGGATTGGGTACACGATTGTTGAAAGAAACACTATTAGCAATTTTTCAAACATCGAATCAATTTACGTGCTGGCTTCTTGTTGATACCGATAATACTGGTGCGATCGGATTATATGAAAAGATAGGATTCCGACGTTGGGTAGAGACATCACCCTATATAACACCTGTTCCAGGCTATATAATGGGTATCAGTTATAAAAGATTTATTAAAAAAGAATGTAAGGAGTACAATACTTATAAAATAACTCCAATGCCTCCAATGCCAATGATTATGATATAAAATTGAACTACGGTTCGTGGTCGATACATTATTAAATATAAAACACTATTAAGAAAATGAAAGTATTTTATGTTGACGAAGTTGATGTACCATTGCGCACATATTATGTGAAAATGGATAATATGAATGTACCTGCTAACTTAAAGGGATATAAGTTGATACAGGCATTATCAACAGGGGATTTATTAGAAAGTGTAAAAAGGTATTATGGGCTGGATAATTGTCCTAATATAAGTGTTCAATTATGGTCTGCTCAAATGTACGGTGGTACTCGGTTAGATACAATGGATGAAATTCCTAAGAAATATGAATTTATATGGGTACGCGTATCCGTAATTAATAGGGGCTAAATATCTAATCATCTTCCTCTTGAAGAGCCTTTAGACGTTTAATTAATGTGGAGCAACACCTATCCCAAGTATATTCACTAATTTTTTCCTTAGCCAGTTTTCCGTGAAGTTTGCGTAGGTCTTCATCAAATACATAACGTTCCATAGCCTTCGCAACATCCTCTGTATCTACAATCTGAGCCTCACCTGTTACTGTATTATGCACCTGTGGAATATAATAGCGCATTTTAGGTTTAACCATAATAGAATTGTTATTATTACAATATTCAGTATATCCGCCAATTTCAGGTACAATCTGTGGAATACCAACGGACATTTGTTCAAATGAGCAAAGCCCCCATCCTTCTCCTTCAGCACAACTTACACCTACATCTGCACAATTATAAAGAAGATTAATATCATCATCCTTATAGCAAGTATTAGATGAAGTAATAAGAAGACGATTTCCAAATGTATCAGTTGTAGCACCTGCCAGTTTTAATTCGCGTGAGAAGATTTCGAATAATTGATATCCACCCTTATCACCCTTATCGGCCACTACAAGCATAAAAATTGGCTTCATAGGAAATCGCACAATTAGCTTAACAAAGGACATAACAAGAAGATCCAGTCGTTTACGAGGGGTATTACGATTCATAGAAGAAAAGAGAAATACATCTTTGGGTAATCCTAAACTCTGTCGAGCAAGATCTTTAGGAATTGGACGAACCATTTGTGTATTGATACCATGATTCATAACATCAACAGGTCGAGTAATTCCTTGAGATTTAATCTCCTCCTTCCAAAACTTAGTAAAACAGAAAATACGCTCGACATCGCGATTAAGAATATCAATTAGTGGCTGAGGTTGGCTTTTATAGTTAGAATCAACATACGCCCAGAGTCCAAAGAAACGATTTTGAATTGCTTTACGGATTTCTTCAATATATCCACAAATCACGGACAAATCATTATAAATTAATACAATATTAGGCTTTTCCGATGTGATAACACTTGGTAGTTCATTAAAAGCGAATCCCGCCATTTTCTGTTTTTCCATAGCTGTTCCATCAATTACTTTTACACCCGCTGGATATTTACGACCAAGGTCGCCATTTGCTAGCTTTTGAGTTCCAAAATGTACAAGACTAATCCAAGGCTGCGCTGCCAATTGTTGAAGAATATTAAAAGTTACCTTACTATATCCGTTTACTTGATTTATGTGTGTAGATACAATAAGAACTTTAATTTTTTTACCACCAGTTTCTGATACATTTGCAGGGCCAGCAACAGTATTTGTGGAAGGGGGTACAGAAGAGAATACGGTAGGAGACGGTTCAGGGGCGGCTGGATTAATAACCGAGTTTAATTGTTTAACAAAATCATCAATATTCATTTTGATAATACTACTATAATAGTATTTTATAAGGCTTTAGGTATTTTCTATCCGGCGTGTAAAAAATCAGAGTAATAGATAGAATGCCAGAAAATCAAACTCGTCGTAACAAGAACAAGAATAAAGACAAGATGGATGGCGGTGATAGAAACAAGAATAAGAATAAAGACAAGCTGTATGGTGGCGATAGAAATAAGAACAAAAACAAGGACAAGATGGACGGTGGCGATAGAAATAAGAACAAGAACAAGAACAAGTCGGTAGGCGGCCGCAAAACTCGTAAGGCTCCCTCTGAATGGAACAAGAAAGTTATGAAAATCTATTACGAGATGAAGGAAAAGAACCCCGCCACAAAGCTCGGTGATGCAATGAGACACGCCTCTGAGCTTAAAAAGAAAGGTAAGCTATAAAATAACACATTGTACTTAATATAAGTATATAGTTTATTATTTATTTATAATACTGCTATATAACTTTTCTATAAAAGGGCTTGACAGGCTGATTTAATTTCAGATTTCCATTTGGTCCAGGCTTTACAGAGTTTTATTTGATACTTTTCTCCCTCATCTGGATTATTTAAAAAGATTTGAATTACATTTGTGGCCTGTGTCCAGTTTTCTAATTCTAATAGACCGAGCTTAGATGAGATCTTATTCCAAAATAGTTCATCTCCTTCTTGACGAACGTAAATAGGGATAGTGCCAACTTCCAATGCTTCATATAATCTGAATGTTTCAATATTATTCCCCCTTAAAATTGGACAGAACTTGCTATCTATTAGTATAGAAAGATATTGATTTTGTTTTGACATATTTGATGCATTCCATTCATTAACAGTATGACAATTATGCGGTACAAATGAGTATAGCTGTTCTAATTTGGATTTTCTATCAAACCAACAATTTCCGTGAAAACTCCATACAAGCTTTCTGTCCAAAAATGCTGAATTATTTATGCCCTTATAATGATACCCAAGTGGCACTGTAATTATATGCGGTACTTCAGGAGTATCTGCTCGCAAATAGTTTCTAATTACACCCCTACAGTTCGGTAAATTATAAAAATCTATAGTATCCTTATCAAATTCATCGCTTAAATGGAGAACTTTAAATGTGATATTCTTAGGTAAATTACTAAAATATGTGTTAAAAGTATCTGAATGTGGTCTCTGAACTATAAACCACACGCCATCTTCAATAAACTCATTAAGGTTTTCCACCCTCTTTAAAGTATAATCTGAAAATATATCTGTAATCCAGTTATGCTCATAGATGGGCATTTCCATATCTGTTATATGATATAACGTAACAATATTACGTGTTTTATCTGCTGGCTGTATAATATCTATAACCTCTTTAGTTTGCATAGCAACCTTTATATCTTCTTCACTAAAGCATTCTGTATTATTACGAATATCACTATCAAATTGGGCAATTGTACCTGTATTATTAAATAGAGCATTTTTATATATAGGATCATCGTCCTGAAAACATTTAGTAATAAGAGGATTTGCCACATATGTTTTAAGATTTAATGAATGAAACCCTAAGAAGTGGTCAATAACATTGGGCATTTTATTTTCAGAATTCATTAAATGCTTGATTAATTTCTCTATAGCTTTACGTGAAATAATATAACTATACGTACAAAAATGGAATAATGGTAAAAGTGGTCCACCTGTAAATAGCTGATTAGGTTTAATTTTACCCCAGAAATCATTTATAGGCTCAATAGCACTATTAAGCGCAGGTCTATTTGGTGGCAATACTCCACCAATATATACTAATTCAGCATCGCTAGGAATTGTTTCAGCATACTTATCCCAAGTAGATAATTGTGATGGAATAAAACGTACATCATCTTCTAAAATTAAGAATAAGTTTCCTGTTTTTTGAGAGAGAATTTTTGTCCAAATGTTGATGTGACTTAGATTACATCCAATAACTGATTTTTTCCAGTTAAAATTATTATTTTTGAAAAGCGAATAGATATATGGTGTTAGTTTAAGAGTTCGCCCATTTACAGCAGATACTCTTTCAGCAATTGATGTAATAAAGGGCTCTTCCTTACACAAAGTGTCCCATCTATCTTTTCGAGTATCCAAGTTGACAATAAATACTTTATCGATACCTGTAAGATGAGTCGATGGCTTATTAATATTCGCAATAGAGAGTAGCTTCTGAGACATTTTAGAGATTTGTGCTAATGCATTAGTCTTTTTCTCTTGATTTAGAATGGGAGTAGAAGCAATTTTGGCACATAAATCAGGGTTTAATTCTAGTTTTTTAATGACCTCTAAGATTTGTTCTGGGTTATTAAACATAGATAGATTGACTATTGAGCCATTTACAAAATCAGTATTTGTATCTACATCTCCCCAATAAAGAGGAACACATCCTGCCATTTTAGCGTGAAGAACCTTTTCAGTAATGTATCCTGGGGCCTGTGAGTTTTCGAAACTGATTGAGAATTGTTGTTTTGAAAAGAACTGGTGTTTTGAGATATCGCCACATCCACCTCCTGCGTACTTCAAACTGAGTTGACCACCAATATTATTATAAAGCGCGCCACCTGAATTTACCTTCTTATAATCATTTATGGCTTTAAAGGTTTCATTTCTTAGGGAGCATACTGGGTTACTAACAACAAATCCGCAGAACTCAGTGCGTTCTTTAAATATTATGGGATGGGGTGTTATTGCGAAATGAATAGGGAGACGAATAGGATTATCTTCACATTTTTCAGGTAAAGTAGTTGTATTGGAATACCAATCAATATACATCATCCAAGTTGGTATGCGAATATGTGTATTATCTTCTTCGCGTGCTGATGTTATATATAGAGCAATTTGTGGATCATCTGGTTTTGGCCAATTTTCAGCACTAAAGTATATTTTAGGTATGGTATTAGGAACTGTTTTCCAAGTATGGCTATAGGGTCCAAAAATAAGAAGTTTGGGGTTGGAATCAGTTGTATAGTTAATTCCTGTAATATCTAGACTAAGTGATTTTGCTTCGTGGCGAAGAGAATCAATGATAAAATTATTATTATAGTTAAATCCAGGCCACATATCAGAAAATGCGACGACAATAGAATTTTTATTAGAAGTAGGAGCAACAGGAGGAGAACTTAAAGAAACACTGGCAACTGGAAGAGAACTTAAAGAACGACTAGCAACTGGAAGAGAACTTAAAGAAACACTGGCAACTGGAAGAGAACTTAAAGAACGACTAGCAACTGGAAGAGAACTTAAAGAAACACTGGCAACTGGAAGAGAACTTAAAGAAAGACTAGAGAATATTTGTTTCCAACCCTCTAAATTCTTCGCAATACTCCATCTTTCTAAAATAGAACTCCTAATACTATCTACAGAACCAATAAAATCAGTTATACCATTTGAACAAAATCTGGAAAAACAATCAGATATCCCTGAAATACTATTTCCAAAATAAAACATACTGTCAAGTGTAGGATGAAGCCCCTTTAGAATTGGACTATTATGTATCACAGGAATACCTAACCAAAGAGCATTTAGAAGCCCAATACGAAACGGAGTAAATCGCGAATGAGATAACATAATAATATTCTCTGAAGAAAGCCACTCATAAAATGGATCTTTTGGAACAAACTTAATAGGAAGCTTACTAATCTCAATATTGTTAAGTACATTCTCTTTTAGAAATTTATTTTCAATAATTCTATCCATATTATGGCACTTATACTCAGCATTAAATGATTTATTATTATTATATAACTCTCTTACTGCTACAAGAGGAAGTATAGATGAACTAGAATTATTAATATTCTTTTCAGCAATATGAACTTCAAATGGTTTAGCACTATCATACTTTAGAGTATGTGACATATATGCACTAACGATAGTTTGTGACCAGATAAACGGAACTGTGCGAATAGGACAGGGAAAAAGAGTTTGAATTGAATCAAGAGTTTCTTTAGGATTTAGAATATCCCAACACCATATCTCAGATACACCATCAAAACTACGTGGTTTATATAGAGAATCAGGATAAACAGAATTATCCATTTCACTAAACTGTAAAAATTTACGCAGGAATATAATTGACTTTTTAGCTGCCCCCTTACGAACATATGGGTCAACAAATCCATCAATATCAATAAGATAATCTAGATCGGTTATTAGATATAGCGGAGTAAGATCCGCAAAATCAATCGCTGGTACTTTTTTAGATCCTGTATTTTTAGAATCAACCAGAACAACTTTATAGTCAAAGTTTTTAAATAATTCAAAAAGAATAACAGATGTTTGATTTGCTCCACTATAAAATAAATCAAGAGATGGATTATATGTGATTCCAATACGCAGCATTATATTAATCTCTAAAAGAGAATAATCTTTATACTAAATAAATTATGGAATTTGTATGCTTTGTATGCTTTATATGCTTTATATGGTCTATATGACCTATATGCTTTATAGAATTGTCTGCCATTCCGCCTGTATTTCTGGATTATGTACAGAATGTTTCCAAATAAGATTAGCAGAATGCGTCTTATAAATATTTAGATTAATTTTATGATCCTTTAGAGCTCTTAACATAGTATCAATTGCTTCATCCCACTTATTAATAGAGTAACTATAACCAAATTTATCCCAGCCCTCTGAATTATGTAGAATAGGATAGTTACAATAAAGCAGCTCCAAAGTCATATAATTAAAATCATTATTCCATTGATGCGTAATAAAACAAGACGAACGGTGATCTTTAAGAATATTATGAATACTTTTTCGCGCGTGTAAAACAATTCGATTACTATTATAGAGGCTCAAAGAAGGAAGAACAAAATTATAGGAGTTTGCTTGAAGTTTAAGTCGATCACCATTAATAATTTGTACCTTTCCACGCCACTCTGGGTGCTTTCTAAAGAATGCTTCCACTAAAAGTAACGAATAAAATGAGCATTTTTGAAAAGATATATTAGGATCCATAATAACGATATCCTGATCTCGCCAATCGTCTAACGGCGCCCATTCAATCGTTTCTTTCGTTCCATACTGAGTTATAAATTGCAGATCCCATACATAAGGAACTACACGACTATTTTTAATCTCAGTTCGATTAAGTAGCGCAGCATAGTCTAAATGTTGTTTGTAGTGTGGACTGGTCCATATTTCATCAATTTCACCAACTATGTGATGTATAAAAAATAGATCACTAAAGTTTTGAATACTTTCAATATCAATATTAAGAATGTTACCTAAATAAAGTTTAACAATTTTAGCACCAATTGAACGTAAATATGCTCGAGTTGTAGAATCAAGGCTCATTCCAATTTCGATAAATGTCTTGATGGGTATAGGATTACGAATAATTTCATTCGCAGTAATCGTTCTATAATTATTAATAAACGCCTTTTTCTCAGATTCGGGCATACCCGCGTACTGAAGCAAATATGATTTGTAACCCATACTTTCACAAAGGTCATAAAGAACTACGATATTTTGAGTAAGTCCATTACGAAAGAGTGTCTCATCATTAACATCATTTGTAGCGAAAATAACTACAGGTCGCTCAAGAGGTAGTGAAAGTGGCGTAATATTTGCATCCGACTTCTTATAAGCCGATAGGTCGGTACTACCTGGTAATGACATATGTGTTAAGCCTTGTAGCGTAGCGCCTTGTAGCGTAGCGCCTTGTAGCATAGCGCCTTGTAGCGTAGCGCCTTGTAGCGTAGCGCCTTGTAGCATACTGAGTAATAACTATGAATAATCTTTATATTATGATAAAATAGAGTATGGCATTACCACAATTCCCCTCAACAAGTTCAATACCTCCCGCCTGTTTTTATACAGCACAGGGATTAGCAGCATGGTTAAATCAGAATCCGCAATATAAAGAGAACTTTAGTGGTACAGGGGCGTTCCCGTTCTTGGTTTCAACTGGTACAGCACCATCAACTGCGGCGGCAATAGGTTACAATCCATATAATGTACCGCTGTTCTCTTATGTACAGCAATTATCACAAGGACAAGGTCTTAAATATAGTCAGCAGTTACAATTATTCCAAAAAGTATATGCATATAATTCAAATGCGTATGTAAATTATATATTATCTGGAACTGGGCCAGTATATTATAATTTTTTTAGTTATAAGGAGAAAAATGAATATAGTTCGGCGGTTCAATTAGTAAACAAATTATACCCATTTAAAGCAATGGCAGAAGCAACAAATTTAAACTGGCAAGTACCATTTCCAATTAATATGTGATGAGTTTATAATGGCTTTACTTAAGAGTGAAAAGATAGAGAAGTTGATTTAAATCTGTGATAATTTCATCACGAATGTTCATTAAATCTGTATCGGTTGGCTTTAGAGTTTTAGTTAATGGACCTTGTAAATACTTTACAGCAGCATTTACTAAACGAACTGCACCCGCTTCTGATAAATTGTGTAGGGTAATTGATGCATTTTTGCCAGCCACTTTTGGACGACCATATTTTCCAATATACACTTCAACATATGTGTCAATAGCAGTATCTAGATTCTCTAAAGTTTTATCAGTCGCAATATGTCTACTGTAAACGCGTGTCTGCCAATGATATAGTTTTATTTGATTGCGCAACTGTAAAAAGAAGTGAATCTGATCCGCTGACATTTATTTATACTTCTGAAATAAAATTGAAAAAAACTTTTTTAATTTTAAAGTCTACAAAAACAGCTTTTGGGCACTTTTGTTAAAAGTGTAAATGTGTAGCATTTGTAAAGATACACTCCAAGATTTCTCAATACAACACACAGAAGCTCTTTGCCCTCTCCGTAATAGTCGTTATTGTTCCTATTGTGCCCAGTACGGTCATCTTACCAAATCCTGCCCCGCTAAACCTAAACTAATGTTTCGTGAACCAGCCTATCTAGAACAACTAATCCCATATTCAGACCTTAAAGAATATAATATTTCATCAAAAACACCTATTAGATATAAGGAAGCGGAAGAACCGCAGCAATTGCTCGAGATTAAGGACGATGATAAAGTAATTGCGGCGTGGTTATCTGCACGCGCAATCAAAGTCCCAAAAGGACATACAAAGCGTCATACCTTAGAAGAATATGCTAAACTACAAAATAAACGGGTAGTATACATTCACTAAAATAAAGATATTTTTACTATGTAGAATGCCTGTAAAAGGAAAATATAGACGGCGTGGAACAAAATCAAGACCCCGTCGCATGCGTCGCAACAAAACTCATCGCAACAAAACTCATCGCAATCGAACAGGTCGTAATAGACAGCATCGTATGAGAGGTGGTAATTATGAAACAGATGTTACCACTCGTACCTTAGAAGGAACTGCTGTTAAGCCACTTCATAAAATGGTTGTGGCTGTACCAGGTTATGGTACAATGAGTGGATCAGCATATGTAAAGCTTATGGAGGATATCGGTCGCAATGGAAAAGATATATATGATTAAAAGAGTATTGAATTATAATAGAATTTCCAAAATAATTAATATAATATGATATTGTTATATTAATATTTATTATATTCCGGTCAAAAATATTATAAGCGTATTAAATACATGATAAGAAAAGGATAATAAAATAAATAGGTAGGATGTTGTCAACCCCTGTAGTTCATGGTCCATCACAGAGTCCAGAATATCCTGCGGCAGGATGGGATAATGGAGATGGTGAAAATATTCCAGCATTTTCATTAGATACACAAATAGCAGGCAGATATAAATCTACTGTGTCGAATATTTTATCGAAACATTGTGCGGAAGTAAAGGGCGCATCAGATGAGATTATTCAGCCTGTGTGTGTATCTAAGAAAAAGCTAAAAGAATTGATATCAAAACATAATAATGAAATATTTAGATTTATGGCAAAACCAGATAAAACGCCGCAAATTATAGGTATAGCAGAAACAATTTTTAGAAGATATGGTCACGAGATTCCAACTATGAAGGGGCATAATACATGTAGTATATTAAGAGATCTAAATCTAGACGTATCATTGGATGAAACTGTTGCAATATTCGACGAGGGTTTAAAGAAAAATAGAACAGTCGGCGGCGGCCTAGAGGAGTTTATGAAGCAAACACGATGGATATTTAATCAATACAAGAATATTGGCGAAGAAATTCTTCGTCTCGAGACAAATCTATACCAAAAAATAGACATACTTGATAAATTAAATAGTCGTACACCAATGATTACTAGCCTATCAAATAATGATATGCTTCCAGAATTAATTGATACATTTACAAAGTATGCTGATACAGTTTATAAATCAACCAATATCGAGGAGAATTATAAAGAATTAGTTGAGGAATATAAGAAATGGAATATTTGTCGCCAGATCATTTCATTTAATAGTAATTTTAGGAATGAAACAAATGACCCACAATGCGCCATATGTTTAACTGACCCAATAACAACTGCCATTGTACCGTGTGGTCATACATTTTGCAGCAATTGTGTTAAAAAACAAAATACTACATGTTATATTTGTAGAGGTACTGTAAGAGAGCGTCTTAAGCTTTTTTTTACATAGTTTATTCGATTAGAACTTGAAAATCATTTGGTCTTAGCGCAACTACTTTTAATGCGTCGATTTGTTCTTGATTAAGTTCAGTTACTTCACATACACGGTTAAATATACTTTCTGCGACTGAGAACCATAGTTCATATATAATGTTGTGTGCAATATTTTCAAGAGGTGTGTTCATTTATAAAGAGGATGCTGATAATCTTAAAATCAGAAATAATATATTTCAAATTTTAGGATATAATATATTGTGTGGCTAGGACCAGTCAATTATAATTTGCTTGTCTCTTATTATAATATCCATTTCAGGGAAAACCAACAAGAGTTCATTGCGTACTTTTTTTATATCACTATCATCCATTGTAATAATTTCATATACGAATGAATTACAACCCTCTTCGCAGAGTTGAATAATAGAATCAATAATTATTTTTAAATGTGCTTGGATAGTTGTAGCAATATTCTTCTTGCTACTAATGAAGGTATTATGGAATCGTGTTATAAGTGTATTTATATCCATTTTCAACCACCATCATTTTCCTCGGCCGCTAATATTTCAATTTTTCTTTACACACAAAAGGAATTTAAACTCGTGCTACTATATTATATTAAAGATGTCAGCAGCACCTGAAAACACTGAAGGTACAATTACCACTCCACAGGAAAACGAAATGTCAACACTAACACACTCTATCATTGAATGGCGACGTCTACGAGAACTATGCGATGATGCTAAGCAGGGCCTTCGCGAGAATAATAAAAAGATGAAGGCGTTGGAAGAGGTTATCCTTCGTGTAATGAAAAATCACAACATCGGCGCACTCGACCTTAAAAGTTCTGGCGGACGTGTTCTATATAAGAAACAAAAGCGTCAAGCTGGTCTCGGCCAAAAGAATATGGTAAAACTTATGACCGAGGGCCTCAAATCAGAGGAACAAGCAACGGCTCTAATGAAATATATTCAGGAACATCGCGAGGTCGTAACCAAGGAATCCATTGCGTATGAAAAAACGCAGTAGATACTAGAAAATGTTAAAAGATCTATGTCGTGCTGGCGTCGAAGGGATGTCAGATATGTCCGGTTCCACCACAGGTCGTCGTGAAATATATAAAGAATTAATTGCGTCATTACTATCCTTGATAATCGCTGTACTCATTGTTGCCTTTGTAGGTAAATGGCTATGGAATAACTCTGTAGTTGAATTATTCTCCTTTGCTCGTCCGGCCCGCTCAGTATGGCAGATAATCGCACTAATGCTTTTCGTGGCTTTAGTCAAATAAAGTAATTATGTCTAAATCTTTGAAAAATAATTAAACAATTATAAATAGTATGTGGTTATTATCAGCTTCAATCTTGCTATTTATTGTTGTGATTGGACTAATCGTCTATGCCAACTGGCCTGCCAGTGGTACAAGTTGTGGTGGTGGATGCGGTGGCTGCCCTTCTTGCCAACAGAGACCCTGCGACAGATGCCAGAAACCTAGAAGCCGCTGTGGCTGCCCTCCCCCATCTGGTGGATGCCCCTTCTGCTAAGCGCTTTTAGCAGATAAACTCATTATCATTCGTTTTGCGGACTTTTTCCTAAAAAGTCTATTTAATACTTAAAGAATTTCTGAATATGAAATATTTTAAGAATTATTATAAAATTTATTAATTTGTAATGTATTATACACTGCCATTCCAGCCTGCTGCACTCAAACCCCCATACTTATTGGTATAAGCGCGTAAATCCTTCAAGTCTTCAGGTTCATACGCACCCACATCACCCCCAGTTGAGCCCCCATTTTGTAAACTAAAATCAGTCTTCAAGCATCGACTTTTCGCAATATCATACACATCCTCCCAAGCCTTCTTATACAACGCTTCTAAGCTTGTAACACCCTGTTCTGTAAGTTGAGCTTCGGTACAAAGCTTTCTTAAGAGAACATTTCCACGATCACGCCAAGTTGCAAATATAATGTCCAAATCACGCGCAGGAATTGTCTGTGATAAGCACATCGCAGTTACTTCTGCTACATTTATGCGGTCGTGAGCGGTTTCGAATGCTTGGTAACGAGTAGCCTCAACGATTCCACTTGGTGACATTAAATCCTTTTTCAAGCATCCTAGTTTACTTAGAATTAGTTGGAATTCTCTGTAATCGGCTGAGCCTTCGGAAATGGCGGGATTAGCTTCAACACGGCTTAGTAATACGTCTAATATTTCAGAACCCTCTGGAAGAGTCCGGAGACAATCAGGGTGTCCAGAACCACGTGCTACACCACCAAAAAATCCCTCATCGACCCGTTTATATTTTGGCGTGAAGAACATAAAATATACTACTAAGCCAACAAGTACCGCGGCAAGAATCAGATTGAATATTAACGTATAAGGAACCTCGGATAAATCCATTCTCTATTATCTGAAATTATAATTTCTAAATATTCAGAACAAGATGAATTGTTTAATACCATAAGAATAGAATGAACGCTAGTGATATTGTTAATGCTAAGAAAAATCGGACATTGTTCCAAGCATATTATCGTCCAACTATATTTCCAGGCAAAACTACATCTACATTAAATATATGCCCTATAAGCTCTTTTAGTACAGGTACAACTACATATACTTCATCATCAACATTACAATATAATTATGTATGTGATACGCCATCTATTAGTTATGAGCTATCAAACGATGTAAATAGTGGTAAATATTTATGCGGATACCCATCTTGTTCGACTATAAGCGTTTGGAATACTGGACAGACTATTCCCGTTGGTGTATGTAACTGTAAAGTATCATTCTTAAATTGGAAGAATACCAATAGCACTATTATTTACAGTTATTCAACAATTAACTATTCATCTGTACAAACATTCTCAACAGTTACGATGACTGGTCCTGGCCCTGTAATTTGCCCCTTAGTTGATTTTTATCAAGGGACTAATTTTGATAATAGATGTAATACATGTAATTCTGCACTTTATGGGAATAATGTATGTAGTAATTGCTAGTTCCGGTTAGTAAATACTCTGTTTAATAACTTGTATGAGTTTAAAAAACAGCGTAAGGATAATCAATTAAATTAAATAGATGAATTCAAGTGATCTTCTTAGACTCAGACTTGGCTATTCTGGACAAGTATGTGGAAATACTCAGAGTATAATATTTAGACTATTATGAGGATTTATATCAAATACTCTTTTAATTTGTGTAAAAAGAGTATTTAAATATTTATAGTCTTTTTAATAGAAGATGGCATATTATCAACCAACTAATAATGGATATGGTTGCCTACCGCCTGGTTATTCACCAGGTTGCCCGCCACCCCCACGATTTCCCTGTTACCCACTTATAGCTCTTGCTACTGGTACTACTGGCACTACTGGCACTACTGGTACTACTGGTACTACTGGTACTACGGGCACTACTGGTTATACAGGCCCTACGGGTCCTCTTGGAACTGGTCCTACAGGACCAACTGGGCCAACTGGACCGACTGGACCGACTGGACCGACTGGACCGACTGGAGATACAGGGTCGACTGGTACAACTGGGACAACTGGGCCAACTGGGCCAACTGGACCAACGGGTACAACTGGACCGACTGGGCCAACTGGACCAACGGGTATAACTGGACCAACGGGTACAACTGGACCAACTGGGCCTTGCTGTACAGGTCCTACAGGACCAACAGGTACAACAGGTACGACAGGTACAACTGGGACAACAGGACCGACTGGGCCAACAGGACCAACTGGTAGAACAGGACCGACTGGGCCAACAGGACCATTAGGAACAGGGCCAACAGGACCAACTGGTAGAACAGGACCGACTGGTGCTGTAGGAACTGGTCCAACTGGACAACCTGGTCAACTAACTTGGGCAGATTTTAGCACTTCAATTAATCCTGCAAATCTACCATCTTTACAATTTTCTTCACTTCAAGCCATTCATTATCCAAGTTCGTTTGTATGTTCTGATCTTGTTGGGTCTATTACAACAATGACAGGTGAAAAAATAACACTTACCAGTACTGCTGAACCTAGTACATTAATTACTGCTGCAAGTACTACATATATAAAATCAGGAGTACAGGAAGCAGTATATTATTTCTCAACAGGTTTTACTCTATGGTCTCCTTATTATTATAATTATGCCTATAGTGTTCTAAGTACTACAGTATCAACTATTGTTACAATGCCAGCAATTACTAGTGCAGATGATGGAAAATATGTTATGTTTAGAAAAACAGGCGGTGGTGCGAATGTAACAAGTACTTCTGCACAGCAGATCTTATTTAGTTCTGTAACAACTAATATTATTGGAATTGATGTTGCACTACTAAATGCAACCTCATTATACCTCTGGGGCGCGCCCGCGACCGCATTAATGCGTAAATTTCAAATTGCTACTGTGAATACTAGTTCATTTTGGTTTGTATCAAATGACGCATAAACTAAAAAAATATTATAAAATAGTTCTTAAAAACTTACATATAATATTTAACGACGACAAGTACCACGATGTGTTTTGCGCTTTGTATGTCTGCGTCGTCTGGTACTACGAAGTGTTTTGCGTTTTCCACCTACATCTAAAACACCCATCATTGCTGATAATTCCGCATTAAGAGCGTTTTCATTTCTATATTTCTTTTCAATCGTGGATAATTGATTATGTGATAAACCAGTTCTTAATTGTGTAGCATATGAGAAACTACCATTCGCATTTCTTATACGTAATCTTTCAGATGGGTTTCGAATAAATCCTGTTGCTGCTAATTGTCCTTGTAAGGAGTTCATTTCAGCTTTTAACATTTCTTTTTGTTGTTTTAACTGAGCTTTTCTAATTTCCTTAGCTTTACTTTTAAAAACTTTATGTGTTCCTCTAGCCGATGTTGTACGACTTTTAGTGTTTGTTCCGCGAGCCCAATATTTTCCTGTATTTTGCCACTGGGACATATTTACAAGTCCTTCCTTGCCTTTTATAACAAGAAGTTCATCATTAACTGGAATTGCATTGTTATTCATTCTACAAGTAAAGTATAAATTATTATAGACTTTATGAGACTAATTCATCCTTGTAAAGTATGTAATATTTTTGAAGTACATATTCCAGCTCTTTATACACACTTATTAGCGAATATGCCAAAAGTACATCTTTATCTTTCATATGATTACAGAGATACATAAAATCGTCCCATTGCTGTGCCGTAAATCCTAAAATATCACAAATATAACCCTTCTCAAATACTGCTCCCCTCACTGGTGATATAGGCCGTAGAACTGTACTTGAGCCAAGAATGAGTAAGTCGGAATCATTTGTGATAATTGTACTAATTATTCCTTTTTGTTCGAGCTCGATAAGAATATGGTCGGCTTCATTTGGAGCCTGATGTATTTCACATCCCTTTCCTGCCAACCAATTCTTAACATACTCAACATAGTCTGGAGGAGGTTGCCACGCTTGGCGTTTTAGTTGATTCAAATAACTATTAATATAATGGCGATCTGAACCTGTCAGATGATTAAAAGGATATTTAAGAAATTTTTCAATTTGGTTAATTGATTGGTAGAGTTCCTGTCGTTTTTTTGTCTGTTCTTCGTGTGATTGTTTTCTTTCTTCCGTTGGAGCTCCATCGAAAACACAATGAACTTGTTGTGCGTGTTTAATAATTGGTAGTAGATTATTTTGAAGCTGAAACATATCTCCTTTGGATTGGTGAAGGAACCAGAAGATATCTATACCGACTGATTTGCTTGAAATAAATTGTGGAATATTAACATCTTTTTCAAATCTTTTCAAGAACTGAAAGAGACCTTTTACGCCCATTTTATAATTTATGTATGATTCTGACTAATTTATATAGCGGGAATCAATTTTGGATTGGTTGCTATGGGGGACTTAAAGCGTGAGGGGACTTAAAGCGCCCTAGATTTTTGCGCACTTTATAAAATCGTCGATTCCTTTATCACTTTAAAACGCTGCTTTAAAATATCACTCGGTGGATACGTTAAACGCAATGAATTTCCCACTTTAATTGCTGGTGCTAAATCTATACTACTTAAAATAGACCATTCACGCCAAATATCCTCCTTTCCTATCGTATATCTCCACGGAAACTCCATTGAATAAGGATTAGTCATATGCTTTCTCACTTTTGTATTCTGCTTTCTCATCCATTCAGATTGTCTTTTAAGCAAATCATTAAATATATACTTTTTACCTTGTGCCAAAATTGCCACATAACATAATTCCGCCCACGCCTCTGTCTCTGCTTCTATCATATCTAGGCCATTCTTAGTCTTATCCAAACAACACGAATGCTGTAACTCATGTAATAATACTCTTGTCGCATCCTCTGCCCTATAAATAATTATTGTTTCAGGATTACACCTATAAGTATAACCACCATTAATATTTTGAGGCCTAATTGGTTCATAATTGGGTGGAAATTCACGAATATTACGATTTGCTAAAAAGAATATCTTAAATGGGGGCGCTGCTCTTTGCGGCTCAGAAAACATTCTCAAAATACGACCCCATAAATCCCACGGTAATTCCGCCATCTGCTCCATCGTCTCAAATGCCGCTATAACCTGTCCATAATTACACTTAGATACTACCACAAACGCATTACCAGATACTATATTACTATACATCCATTGACGCTTATTTAGCGGATCAAACTCAGAATCCTTATTACATTCCTCTTCAAGAAACTTCAAATCTTCTTTATTAATTTCCGTATTTACCCATTCTATATCAGGTAATTCAAATTCAGTTTTAATTCTATCCAACACAGTATTAAGTATGATAGACATTCTTACCCTATTAGATTACAACAAACTTTATACTAGATTATTTGGTCCTAAGCCACTAAACCAAAGGTTTTAAGCCAAAGGTTTTAAGCCAAAGGTTTTAAGCCAAAGGTTTTAAGCCAAAGGCTCTATGACCCGAGTAGCTAATTCACTTCTGAATTTATATAATTGATGTGCTAATTTTAAATGAACGTGTTCCCATAAAATAGGAATTCTATATGAAGTTACTAACACCCAACCTGAACCCGACTCAGCATTCCATAATATCTCCATTAGTTTAGCTTTCATACTCGGAGTTATCCATTCTGTTAAATAAATTGCCTCCACCCAATACATTATAACATCAACCCATCTTAAGTTACGTTGTAGACATATATAAATCCAATTTCTTACATCCGCAATCTTTGATGTGCCCCATCCATCTGACCAATCATTTATCGTTTTCTTGAAAAATTCTAACCAGACATCATTCTCCGCTAATTTTGCCTTCTTTGTATAATTAGCTAGCAAATTATCCTCTCCAACCACTGGAATCTCAAAACAAAAATCACGTAACCGACCACTTAAAGGAAGCTCCGTCGTAAGAAGAATTGCAAATGTCGGATACTGCTCTAAACACTCCTGTAACTGTAATACCGACTCATCTGTTAAGAAATGCGCGTGATATAACACCAAATATCTACTTTGAATAAGTGAAGATACTAGACATATGTCTTGTTGTCCAGTCCAACGCGTTAAAATACTCTGTAAAAATACTTTATCTGACATCGACATTCGTGCCACATCAAACCCCAAATGTAGATTTGATTCCTCATATGGAATCGACTTTCCAGTCGCCTCATCATCATCCTCATCTGGATCTCCACCTGCGCACGACTGCTTATTTAAAAACCACGTACCCTTCTTAATCTCAAATGGAACCCCAATCTTATCAGCCTGTGTCTCTAAAAACTTTAATAACTGGGTTCTTTTACCTACACCTCTAAACCCTCTCCACGCATACGAACACGGCTGCATATTACTTCTACATCTTTTCATAGTTTTAAGCACCCTGAAGACGCGAGCCCTTTTACATACTATATTTCCTTTTCAAAACAATTTAAATAGATAAAACATATACCATATAAGGTTATCAAAAACATTAAAATATTAAATACAATGCTTCTCTCAATCCCATATCAAGCATTAGAAATTGGAAATATTCATCTCACACCCTTTCAAGCCGATAAATACGGTAAAGCAGTTGCTCGACTTTCATACAAAGATAACAGTATCGACTTTCAAGATGTAAGTATTCTTTCACCATCCATTAAAGTTATCGACTACAACCCTGAAAACTCACGCCTTCGTATCGACCTATCTGACCAAATTAACTTTCAAGTTAAACTTAATACACTCCAGGAATATCTAGTAAGTACATTCTATGTACATCAACAAAGCTTCCTTAATCAAAAGAACTATACTCACGAAAATATTCGCGAACTATTTCACTTTCTTCTTGATGGAACCATACTATGCTTATATATCTTTCCAACATCTATTATTAAAAAAACAGATGGAACTACGTGTAAAGTGTCAGACCTTATAAAAGGTGATATGATTCGATGCGTAATCCGCCTTCAAGGTATTTCTCAAGTTCGAGGAAAATATGGCATTCGTCTTCGTCTACAACACTCCATTCCATCTATGTGGTCAATTACCTCTGATTAAACAAGTTATTAACGAGTTTTAACAAGTTTTAACAAGTTATTAACGAGATATCGCTGCAATCGCCAATGAACTAAATGATAACCCAAGAGTTAGACAAGAAAGTACCAAGATAAAATAAATTGTTCGCGCTGAATCCTGAATAAAATATAATAGCGCTGCGATAATTAGACCAAATGTACCTATCAGAGTTAAAATCCATATTTTAGTTATTTGTGGCTTAATAAGATTCCAATCATCCTTACTTCCTACAAAATTAGACATTGATACAAAAGCTCCAATAAACATACCAACCGAAACTAAACCGAATATAATAACACCTATCATACCACTTCCAGCTGATGCCATTTTTGAAGTAAGCGTACTTGTTTCACCATTAGTCGGAGGTTTAGAACTATTCGAAGACATTCTATTATGACTTAGAATTATTTCTACTTATCATATTTCTTACCGCGTCAGCTGGAAATGATAATGGGGCCGTACCGAAAAATACTATCATTAGTAAAAATACTATAAATAGTATTTGACCACCCACCATTAATACCAAGTTTGACTTTGAAAAATCAAAGATCTGTTGTGTTCCACCTGGTCCTAATATTGTACTCATCTCTATATTCTTATAATTTATTATGTATGTAATTATTAGCAGAGCAATATGCCACAGCAAACTCGGAAGAAGAAATTGTCTCTAAAAGATTTCTCTCGATGCAATCCTTCATCGACTCGTAAATCTAAAAATAAATGTTTACCCGCCAAAGTTTATTCCGAAATCGCTAAAAAGCTTCGCATCAAAGGCAATAGTGGCAGCAGCGATGAGAAACTATTCCAAAGCGTCGGCTGTCAAAAAGGGGAAGAACATTGCTTACTTGATAAAGCACCTATCGATGAAAACTTCAAAAAAGAACTCCGTAAGCAATATCTCAGATCCCGTCGCCCCAAAACTTGGGATTCAGATCCCGATATGTGGCTCGATAACTACAACATTCTCGGTGTTATGAAACAATATCAAGAAGCATATCCATGGTTTAAATTCTTAGGTGTTTTCCCCATTGATTTCTCAGCTCCTGATCCATATAATCATAGTAGTAACGGCAGTAGTAGTAGTAAATGCCTTTACAAGGAAACATGTGACCTTAACCTTAAAAATGAGTATAACAATGGGATACGAGGTATTGGTATGATTTTTAACTTAGATCCTCACTTCAAAGGCGGTAGCCACTGGGTCGGCCTCTATATCAACCTTAAAAATATCAAAAAAACATTTGTTGCCTACTTTGATTCCTATGGTTATAAAACTCCTCCACTTATCGCAAGACTAATGCGCAGCTTTAAATTACAAATTAGTACTTGTGAATTGGGGTTTAATGCTCGTAAATTTCAATATGGAGATTCTGAATGTGGTATGTTTAGTATGTACTTCATTATATGTATGATGTGTGGTATATCATTTAAAAACTTCTGTAAAGACTCCGTTAATGATGATTATATGTTACAATTACGTAAAATACTATTTTCTAAATAATCTAGCCACTTACTTCTTTACTAACTTTTTGTCTACTTTGGTTGTTTGATTCCATAAATCGTTTCATAAATATGGAATTATTTTACTCTATAAAATCACACCCTCCATCCCGCCGAATGAAGTGGTTTAAAAGGCATATAAAAGATTTATACAGTAGAGTTAGCAATGTATCGTCCGGTTACAGTAGAACAAAAACAACAGCAACAAGGAAACACTTCCGTCAGAACAGTATTATTTAGTGATAAAAACTATAATACTCTTCAGACTGTACTGATTCAGGACTTTCAGCAGAGAAATGGTTCACCACTTAATGACCAACAGGTAGACCGTTTATCTAAAACCTTAAACCACTATCTCACCCAAGTCTATCAAGTTCAAGGTGAGAAACCACTTCAAAGTTTAAACAAAGAAGTCCTATCCGCTTCCGCCAAAGACTTCTCACAATATATGCAACGCAAAGAACTTACTAAAAATACTTCACCCGTTAAAACCGTTATGGATGAAGGCCTATTCCAAGAAACATCACAACGCTTCGCCAACCTCACACAAGAACGCAATGAAGTTAAGGCACTTCCTCCATCTATGCCCGACTTCCGTGTTGACTTGAATGAAAATGGCCCTCCCGCCGCTGAACTCTTTGAACGCGCCAAAAAACAACGTGAATTCGAAGCCCTCCGCTCCGCCTCACAGAATTCAGAACTCGTCAAAGCTGATGCTAGCCTACAATCTCGTATTGATGCCAATTCTATGTTTAAAAATGCACAAGATTCTCAAAATCGTAATACCGAACTGGCTCTCTTCCAACGCCAACAAACTTTACAACAAAGACCACAACAAAATACCGACCTATCCCTCGCAATTATGCCTGATAGACGTGACCTACTACTTGCCCCTGTTGGCTCCTTTGATACTATGACTGGCTCACCTCCTCCTCGCGACCTCGGCCAAGCCAACTCTAATCCCACAATTGTACAACCTCTACTTGCCTCACCCGTTAAGAATGATCTGCCACAAAACTACGTTGTTCGCGAAGACAAAATCGTCAGCTATCGTGAAATTGAAAACAATCTTTTCATCTATTCAGCTGACCGTGACTGGCTCAGAAATAATAAGGAAAATCGTTACAGTTTCACAGTAAACTTTGACCCCGCCGCCAACGGCCAAGGCTTTAATCCCACTCTTAGCGCTCAACAAAAGTTCAAGAACATTGTTCGTATTGAGCTCGTTAAATGTATTATGGCTGGTGAAAGCTTAGATGTTACTATTAATAAGTCAGGAGCTACTGGAGTCAGTGATACTACATACCAAGATAACATTCTAAACTTACCATACATCACAGTTCGTGTTGCAGAACTTGAGAACAATAATTACGGTACAGATAACTTCCTAGACCGTTCCTTTGGTGTTCTTCAGTATGACGCTCAATGGTTATCAGATGCTACGCAGATTAGTTGTAATAGAGGCTACTTAGCTATGATTCCTAAATTCCTAAAATGCCAAAAGGATTTCTATCCTACACCTCTCTCTACTTTACAAAAGATGACCATCGATATTCGTCGTCCAAACGGCGAACTTCTTTCTACCTCGCCTGATACATTTGATATTGCTGGTATTATTGGCGCAAATCCAACCGCATTTGGTACAACATATCCTTTCAATATTACACCAAGCGGTAACTATAATTTGAGTGACGGAGCTGCTGGTGCCCCATTCAATTTCTTTATCGTCACTAATAGATATTTTAGTAGATTTGAGATTTGTAATGGTGATCGTATTCAAATTAGCGGTTACACATATTCAGATGCCGCTCTTAATGACACTACAAATGGTGGAGCTCTAAGAGACTTCTGTAATTGGATTAATCGCCCTGAAGGGCATATTATACTTAATAATGGCTATACTAATACACCCAACTCAATTATAGATGGCCTAAATACAGTTGGCTATGGAAATGTACTTATGATTCAAGCCAGATACCAAGACCCATCCACTGGTTCAACTAGGCTTAATACATTTGGCACAGGCAACTTCTCAAATATACTCAATACATATGGCCTTGCCCTACAATCTCCTTGCCGTCTAATTGACCTTAATAAACAACTCAATCTTGTATTCCGTGTTATCACACGTGAAATGGATGCTCTACCGCAAATCCGCCCTGATAATAACTATTAAACACTATTAATTATTTATTGTTTTATTAATCTTGATATAAATCTTGATATAAATCTTGATATAAATCTTGATATGAATTAGGTACATAATGTTTTCCAACATTATAATATTTTTTATAATTTTGTTAATCCTAACCCTAATTCTCCATTATAGCAAAGACTATAAAGAGGGGTTTTTTGATTTTCCGGATGCAAACCATAACACATTCGTAGAAGATTCAAAAGTAAAATACAATCAACTTACTAACACAATCAATCTTACAAATCCCGCCGTTCCTGTATCAGCCGATAGCGCAGCAGCATTTAAAATAGCATTAGGTGGATTATCCGCAAATCCAACATCTAATACATATGATTTACAGCCAAAGAATGATTATACCATACCAACCAATATACCTAATACATTTCAACAAGCTAAGAGCTGTGAAGCTGCTGGTACTTCTTGTAGTGCTTTTGATGACCCTACCTTTGCGGCAAATTGCGGTATGAGCTTTGACAAAAAAGCAATTGGCTCTGACGGTAGACCCCACATTGGCGGCCTATATATTTCCCCTGATGACCGCACAAAACAAATGGCCGCTGCACAAGTTGTCCTAGATACTGGCGGCGCACCCTATGACCCATACAAAGTCTACCAACCAACACTCGGTAAATCTAAACCTGGCACTTTTGCCCTAACTAAAGATCAGTGTGTAGTTGTCAAAGAAAAAGTGGACTGCGCATCTAAACAAACATTTAGTTCGCCCAACTGTACGCAGTGCTATACATCACAAAACTTTAATCGTGTTGGTCCTGAAACTGGTCGCATCCCTTCAATCCTCTTCCTTCTTGGCAGTGGCTCTATAACTATTACCACACCAAATTCTTCAAGCCCTGCCCAAATTACTCTTACACAAACTAATCTTGACCCCAATACCCCAATTCAAATTACCATACCTGGTAATGCTGAAGGAACCGTTTTTAATATTAATGTTCAACCAGTCGTAAATAATACATACGTTGCTGGCTTCATACAAGGTCAAACCCCACGTGGCACATTTAAACTAGATTTAATGAGTCTAATTCAATCAGATCTTATTACAAACTCTAAACCTAAAATTAATGGAAGTATTATGGTAAACGGATTTAGATGCCTATCTTTTGTTCCAGGCAACGGTCAAACCTCTATGAACCTATCTTGTTTAATGCCATTTTCATTCTTAAGTATGTATGATGGTGACGCTCTCACTTGTGATAATGGGCCAATCATTACTCAGGCAGCTTCTGCTACCTTCTTAGAATCGGATCCTTGTTTTGGTAAAGCTAACAAACCTGGTGCATACAAACTAGAATGTCTACAAACGCGCTGGATTGAACTCGGTGGAACCCCACAAGGTACAGGATATCCTGCCAATCAGACTAGCGCGGATGCTCTTCAAATAGGCGACAATGGAAAACCTCTTGACATCGATACAATTGTTGATAATCTAGCCCCTAAAATGACATCCGCCTATTCAGGACAAAATGCCTCTGGACAAAATCTATCAATGCCAGATTGGAATACATTATCCATGTATGCTTCTGGTATACCAATTAATACACCCTGTGATGGCCCCACCAAAGATAATGGTCCTCTATCTCAAGAATGTCTATCATACTTGTACTTAAATCAAGGAGTCACCTCACATATTGGCGCTACATACTCTCTATCACCTGCTACAATGGCTAGTATGAAGGGACAGGATACAGCGAATACATATTGCCAACCTGGCACATCTATTGATCCTGCTACACCTACAGGTCTCAAGTTTGGACAAAGTCTCGGTGGAATAAATACTGTCAAACAAACTTACGACCAAATTAACCGCTTGGCAAATGACAATACTCAGTCTAATACTGCACGCACCGCAGCTGTTAACAAGTGTTATGGTGTTTCATTAGATGCTATTACCTCTGGAAATACAACTGGTCCTACGCAAGTCTTCGCAGTTGGCCCAGGATACAACTATACACAGGGACAAGCTCAGCAAATATGTTCTCAATATGGAGCTCAAGTCGCAACTACTGCTCAATTACAAGATGCACAAAGTAAGGGTGCGGATTGGTGCTTTAGTGCCTGGGTATCCGATTCAAATAACCCAATGTATCCAATTACAACCTCTACTGAATCAGGATGTGGAAATGGAGGAACTGGTATTATGTCATGGAATCCTGGTGGTGTGGCAGGTGTAAATTGTTATGGACCTAAACCTGGCATCGACAATTACCCTCTAAATACTATTTTACCATTTAATCAATCATCTTGGGATTATAATACTAATATACTTTCTTCTATTGGAGGACTTATGGTATGGTACGATGGCTCGGATCCGAATGGCGATGGTACTATTCCTGCTGATGGATCAAGTATCAATACTTGGGTAAATAAGGCTGGATATAGTCAGTACAACGCTGTTGCTATAACCCCTGCAAAATATGTGGCGGCCCAGAAAGCACTGTTCTTTGACGGCTCCCCCATTTACTCCACGCAATACCCCGCTGATCCTACGAGTGAAACTATATTTATCGTATTCAATACAAATCCATCTAACAAACTGCGACGCTCAGCATTGCTATCAGGATATACAGGCGCGCGCGGTGTATGGACTGGTTATACTGATGGCAGTGGCGGCGTGGGCTCAGTTGGTATATTGAGTGCTGATATACAATGGAACGCCACTACACCAGCAGGATCCTATGTATATGGTAGTACAGCTCTTGCTACAGGACAAATTAGCGGAAGTAGTTCCAATATATCTCTAAACGCAGGAACTGTTTACTCAGGTCCAACGAATTTTACCAAAGGAACTACTACATATATAGGGATGCAACGTGGATCTAACCCCTCTAACCCCTATGTGTACGAAGGGACTGCTATGGAGATTCTAATTTATAATACCGTTCTGTCCACCGCCAATATTCAGCGCGTACAACAATTTTTGGCTGGAAAATGGGGATTTAAATTATAACGTATCACAATTCCCCTTAAATACATATAACAATACTTAGAATAATAATTATTTATATAAATGATATTATGAGATATATCTATATAAATAAGAAACTAATACAAGATTAGGATGTTTCGTAGATTGGCAGAAGCTTTTCAAGATTCAGGAAATTCTGGATCAAATGACGGAAATCACAGTCAGTACATTAATAGTCAAAATAAGTATTTTAATTCTCTTCCAAATATGATTCTTTCTGGAACTTCCGGTTTGAAAGGTTTTGATACAGCTACACAAAGTGTCGATACAATGGGCCAAGGTTATCAACAGCCAGTTGTCAAAAATCCTAACAATATTTTTATGCAAGATTCCAGTCCTGATTTAAGTAAAATGGCTAAACAATGTTCCGCTTCCTCTTTGGATCAACTAATCGCTATGAAAAACCCTAATGCTGCGATTGGATGTGGTTGGCTTTATACACCTCCAAACCAAGGCAGTCCATACCCAGTTGTCTCTCAAGGCTTCATTGGCAATTCTGCTGCACCACTCCAAAATTACAATCCACCTGACTATAAAAAATACTTCTTTGATTTACAACTCGCCAAAAAACAAATGCTACTTGATAAATGTAAAGCACTTAAAGCTTGTGGTGACGTCGACAGTGATGTTTTTAATGGTACTTGTGGATACTGTAGTGATACTAATCAAGGTGTACCAATCGATACTGTTGGACAACCACTTTATGGAGGCGACCCACTTGGTAGCTGTAGCCCACAATCAATAGTAATATCTAGCATTAATTGCCCTCCACCACCTGGTTCTGGTCCTGGTCCACAGCCTATTATTGATAAAACTTGTCAATCTATTAATGGACGTCTATCTGCCACTTGCCTATATGATAAATTACTTACTGCTGGATGTAGTGATAATGGCTCTTTAGCAATCGCGCTATCAGGTTCTCCTGACCCTAGTGATTATATTTCCAATATTCGGAATGGCGATGCCGTCAAAATATACAATCGTGTTGCTAATCCACCATTAAACTTAGATGTGTTTAGTCAAGGCGCCACTACAGTTGATGTTGTCTTACAAGAAGCTCGACAACTCTCAGGAAATACTAAACTTCCATCCAATACTGCGACAGGTGCGGCGGCTCGAGATTTATGTCTCCAAAAAGGCGCAATTAATGGCTACAACTTCTGTCTAGACTTACCTGATACAACTCCTCCCCCTTTTGATGTGGGATGCTTACAACAAATATTTAGAAAAATGGGCGGACAGCCTACAGGCACCGCCTATCCAAATACAAACATAATGCCAACATATAATTCAATAGGTACTCTTAGCGCCGTAAAACAATATATTAATACACTTATTCAAGGTATGAATAGCACGGACTATACTACACAGCGTATAGCAATGATACAGTTTTTAGGAATTTCACCTGAGCGACTTATTACGCGTGCACCATATCAGCAAGGCGTAGAAGTAATTTGGATGGTTGCCAGAGCAGGCTACCCAAATCAAGTATCAGCCATTCTCAAACGAACCATTGAAACAGATATTGTACAATTTACACCTGGAAGCACTGGTGTCATTCCACAACTAGCTTCAACTGCACCTGGATTCTCACAATATGTATCTATGATACAATTGTTCGATGTACGTGCCCCATCAGATTTTACTACTAAATTTAGCATTACTATCGATGATGGATTCTTTATAGCTGTTAATCAACCCGCCAATATTGCCACTAGCGCATTCAATACATTATACGTTGATCAAACTGGCCTTTTCGCAAATCTCAGTATTCAAGGCCCCACTAATTATATTTCTGGTAGTTGCTCTAACTATTTTGCTGCTACACCAAATATAACTAAACTTTACTATAGTGATGCTGGTGGTGGGGGGCATACATTCCAGATGACAACTACTGCGTGCACTGGTTCATCTTCTTTTACTCCTCCTTACTATTCGTTGACTCTAGAACCTCGCGCTCCTTTCTTAAACTTTGAAGTATTACAAGATGGAGGGACATTTGATGATACTAGAAATCCTGGAATGTTTAATAATCTTATTTCACAGGGTAGTCTAGAATTTCATAATAGACCAGAAGAACGTAACTCTGTACCTGGTAATAAAGGATTTATTCGATTAACAAACAATTCTTCTATTCTAAATCTAACAAATATCGCATACCAAGCTTGGGGAACATGTACATTTGCATTCAGAATACAATCTATGCCCATCAAAGACTCACTATTTACCTTCTGGGTTTTTAATAAATTATGCGCTTTCTATCTAGTTCCACTCAATGGAAGTACCGCACAAATACGAGTTCAAACAAATATGACACCTGATAATACTATGTATGATGGTCCTACAAACTTTAATATACAACTTGGAACTTGGTACTATATGGAAGTAGCACAACGCAGCGATGGGTTTGATGTATTTTGTGATTCAATAAATAATATTATTAAAAATGGAAATTATACAACTCAGAATACAAAGATTACCAATTCTGGACCTATTACAACTACAAATAACTATGGACTATATGCACCAGGTCAATATAATTGTAATGTGGCTATTGGTGGAAAAGCGGGTGGATTAAACTTTGCCAACGCCTCTTTCCAGTTTGATTTAGCTTGGATGCACTTTTTCGATTACTATATTAACACTGCAGATGTTATCAAAGATTGTAAAACCTCCTGGCAATTTACACAATTCCCAGACTCTCTCAATACATATAAAACTTCTGGATAAAACTGCACTTTTATTAAACTAGTCCTAAAAAGTGCCCAAAAAATATATAATCTATTAAATTTATTAAATAAATGATTTAGATTATTTTATTTCTTTATATCTTCATTACAGGCTTAGATCCCTTAAATGTACCAGTTCCAGGATTTATTGAGATCTCCCCCAATGGTTTTGTTAATTTATCATCCACCATTTCGAATAACTCAAATACTAATCCACCAGACCCCTTCTTTGGACCAAGTAGATATTCTTTACCCTTCCACTTCATAACTGTAATCTGTTCAACTAGAGCTTTTGGAGCAGATCTTGAACCAAGTTCCTTCGCAATTGCTGCCTCTGGTGCCACCAAATCTTCCTTTGCCTCCTTTACTTCTTTAATTTCAATCGATGTTAGAATCTTATCTACTTGTAAGTTTGGATCGAATAGGTATTGGTCTGGTTTACCGTCAACTACAAAACATTGAACACCATCATTATCTGCTGCATTTAATCCACAATCCATCCCTGACTCTTTCATCAAATCTAGCAACTCTTGGTTAATTTTATCCTTCTTTAACCCAACATTATACACCTTCTCATCTGATGTCTCATCCTCGTCCGTTTGACGAATTGTTACATCTATCTTATTCATATTCTTTTGATCCGCAGAAAACACTGTGTAATAAGTATAAATTTCTACTTCACGTTCCTTAAATGGTAAATCCTGATGAGAACAAATACGAATAGCACGACCCTTTACTTGGTCTGAACGCACTTTGTTCCAGTATGGCTCCATAATATGTACCGAGCGACAGCACTTTAGAGAAATACCTTCAGCACCAGCACCCGTAATACCAAATACCCAACAAATCTCACCATACTTATTTTTGCGTTCTCCATACCCTGATTCCTCGAGAACCTTACGCATATCCATTGGCATCTTATCAAATACTCCATTAAAAATATTCAATAACAAGTTTCTCTTTTCTCTTAGGCCCTCTCCTGTTAAGAACATAAAACGCTTCTCACCAGAATCTGGCCCCTTTCTTAGAGATTCAATAGTAGCTTTAGAGAATTGTAATTTATTCTCACCTCCAGTTCTTAGAGCACCTGGAACCCATTCACCACCTTCAATCTCAATTTCAACAAATCCATTTGCCTTCAATCCCTCTCTTAATACACCTAGACCTTCTACTGTCTTAAACTGAGAATATACTAAGTTACTGCCCTTTGATACATTAATTCTACGAATCATCTGGTCTAACTTGGTAGAATATTGTGCTATTCTACCTTCTGGTGCTGCGGCATCTAACTTTAAATAAGTATCTCTATTTGCTCCAAGAGTATCCATAGCTTTCTTGATTTGTTCTTGGTATGATAAAACTCTTCTAACAGTTGGCGCTTGTTCAGCCTCTTCCACCGCCTCTGCTTTACTCTCTAATTCGGCTGCTTCTTCAGCAACTACTGGCGCGGGTGCTACTACTGCTACTTGCGGCTTTCTACGTGGCACTCTTGTTATAGTAGCATTTGCTTTCTTCTTCTCCTCAATGGCTGCTGCGATAGCAGCGGCAGCAGAAGCATCATCTTCAGCAGCTGGTTTTGGTGCGACAGGTTGCGCTACTGGTGCTTGCGCTACTGGTGCTTGCGCTACAAATGCAGCTGGTGCGACTTTAGGACGTACTCTTTTTACTGGCACTTTCTGAACTGGTACAGTTGGCTTCTTCTCTTCTTCATCATCCGTTCCTTCACCTCCCTCTTGATAGTCACCACCCTCTGTTACTGCCACACCTTCTGCTGCCGCGACAGTTTTAACAGCTTCTTCTAACCCTGCTTCTTCTACGCGCTCAGCATCCTCCTTTTCTTCTTTCTCTCCTTCACCCTCTGCTTCTACATCTGCTTCTGCCTCTTCACCCTCTAAATCAGGATCTGGAATAGTAGCTTCTTCTGCCGCAACCAATTCTTGTGCCGCCAAGTCCTCTTCTACTTCTGTAGCAGCTTCACCCATATCAATATCTTCAACTTGAACAACTTCCTCTTCTTCTTCAGCAAATGTACCTGGAAATGGACGCTCGATGCCATCTGGGAATGCAAAGTTACATAGTGCTCTACTTCTGAAACGATAACTAGATGGGTTCTTCATCTTTGCAAATTGTTCAACCGCTGCATAGTTGTCACCCTTATCCTTATCTTTACCCTGCTCACCCTTAATTTCCCTATTACGCTCTTTAGTATACATAGATAACACATAATCACTCATTTCACATCTTATTACTTCATCTTTTGTTACACGAGGCATATATTCTTCTTTAGAGCCCTTATAATATGAAATTAATCCAGTTAAACGCTTTTGTAAAACAACCTTATTTTTGACGGATAAACTGATAGGATCGATGAATTCATCTTTGAAATCCTTATCATCCGATGGTAGTCTAGGATATGATACATATGTTTCTGTACCAATTGGGATCTTTTCTTTAATTAGGTTAACTTTAATTCTTTCAAATACTGTTTTAATATCATCTTGTGCATCAGGATTATATTTTACACCTACAAAGTCCTTATCATCAACTACTTTTTCATAGCCTTCATTAAAGACTGAAATTAAGACCTCCATCTTTTCAGCACGTGTTACAAAGCGAACAATATCAACGCGTGGTTCAGCCTCTGCAATCTTTCTAAACTTATCAATAATTGCCTTATCTGCCGAGTTGAGAATTATTTCAGCACACTCAATATATCCAGATAAAACATTTGCTAGAATTCCAAGCTCATCTGGAAAGTTAATAATTGGAGTACCAGATAGACCAATAATTTTACTATTACGCGCATCCGTTAATATTTTATAAAATAGATATGAACGTTTATAATTTAGTTCAGATAGGCATAGCCCAGGTTTCCATTTACCAGGCATAATCGGTTCAACTGGAATTTTTCTGGCACGCCCCTTTCTCTTAGTAATATATGGTGTAACTTCACCTTGCATTAATCGTGTTAAGTTATGAATTTCATCAATTACAATTACCGCATTATCAAAAAATCTCTCACCCGTTACTGGATCAATATTACACGCATATTTCTTGAGTTCCTTGGCGGTTACACCATTATAACTGATAAATTTAACGCGTTGTTCAATCATATTTGTAATTTGTGCTCTTACATCGTCGCGTTCTTGTTGAGATAATTCATCATAATTGGATGGCTTTGTAAAATCTGGAATCCATATTACTTTTCTCTCCTCCTCTGGACGCTCCAATACCTTCTTAAGATACCAATCACTTAATGATAGAACAGAACGAGCATATAAATATGATATACCCCCTTCAGAAATCAGAGATTCACTGACCCAGTGATTTTGAGTGTTAAAATGCTTAAAACCACAGAAGGAAATTTCTGACATAAAGTTACCTCTCAGAGAAAAGGGCGTCATAACAATAATCTTCTTATTCGCAGTACCATATAGAGCTTCAGCTGCAGCGATCGCTGAGCAGGTTTTACCTGAACCGAGACCGTGATAAACGAGGATGCCTCTGTATGGCCCAGCATTACGAATATATTCACGAATAAACTTTTGATATAAGAATGCCTCTACCGCTTCTCCTGCGGCAGCCCCTAGCTTAGCACAGGCATCTTCATCAATACGCCCCTTCACTTGCGGAATAAGTTTGAACTGGTCCGCATAATTATCAGAAATGAATTGGTAGAAACTTTTTCTTGACTGCGGTGTATAAACTACAGTATCTGTTAAGTATGGATTCGCAGATTCAATTTCGTTTTGCTTTTCTTGATAGTCTTTAAGTAAGGGGATTTCATCAACTGCTTCTTGTGTGGAAGGGTCTAACTTCTGGGAACGAGGAACGTAATCAGGAGTCTTTTTAGCAAGTCGTAATGGCTTTTTTCTAATAATTGGTGCTGCTGGAAGAGAAGGACCTGAATCGGCTGGAACAGGGGCTGGTAAGGGTCCTGAAAGTGGTTTAATAAGTGGATTTGCCAAGGATGCT